CTCGAATTTCCCAACCCGCCTTCAGCGGCTGCTGTGGTGTTGTTGGTACAATTGACAAAACGCAAGGCAGATCCACATGTGGCACTGGCGTAGCTCGTGAATGGGCCAATTGTAGAAAAGAAATTGGCTTTGACCAAGAAACGCCCAACACGCCCCATATTGATATTACAGCCGAAGCCAGGAGTGATGAGATTTTCAGTTCCTGCTAAGGCGGTGGTAATTGCCATCATGCCAGTCGTGCCTTGCGGGGATGCTGTAGAAGCAGATCCCGTGGGTGAAGAAACATAGTGGACATAAGGAGCAGGGATTGTAGGCGAAATCTTCGGTTTGAGCAAACGAACATGATATGTCACCCACAACTCCCCACAAGTGTAAACAGTTTGCATGCCTTTCGTGGCAACCTGAAACAGCCCAAGATCATACAAACGCGCATCGGCATTTGCAGGTACGGGCGAATAACGGACGTAATGTGCATGCACTGTCTCATCTTTGAATCGACACTCGACTGGATGGTCCATAGTATTCATAGGCAAACAGCTGGTAGAGTACTCATAGGCATCTATGGCTTGCTTCGACGTGAACACGGCATCAAGGACGTCGTAATTAGTCGCATAACAAACCACTCCAAGAGCCGGAGATGCGGCGGCAATGGTGCCAGAAGATGGTCGGTATTGAAAGACCAGGCCTTCAAAAATGTACTCTTCAAAATTCGCAGCGATTTGCGAAAGCCAAGGAAAAGTGCCCGGAACGCCAGGGTTAATCGGATAGGCGGAAACGTTGAAACCCGTGGAGCCGCTGACATCTGCCAAGAATTCACTATGGCAAATCTCAACGCCATCCCCGTTGTTTCGGAAACTCGGTCGTGGTGCACCCTGAATCTTTGTAAGAGAATTAGAGTTGACAGTGTAATCACCAAAACCAACAATGCTCGCCAATCCTTTACCCGCCATACTACCAAGCATGGCACCGGTAGGACCAAAAGCGGAACCCAAGGCTCCGCCAACCCGTGAAAAGAAACCATCAGATGAATTGTTCGGCCCGGGGGAAGCCGAAACAACACGAGAAACAGTCTTTGCGACTTTCTTACGTGATTTCGATGGGGTTTTTGTCAATTTGAATTTGACAGGAAAATATTTCGCCCGTAGGACTTTACCGATGACGCAATCATCGGTCTTTCAAACCTGGAAAGCTTTAAACAGGCGCTAGAGCGTAGATTTTAAAGTGTCTTACCACCCCACAGGTGTGCGTGGTACATCCATAAAATGGAACTCACATGGCCGGGGTCGCCTGCCCGGGCTGATACAGCCTGTTGGCCAGTGAGTCCAGGGTATCACCCCGGACTCAATCGATGAAAGACACGAAATGAGAACCTTTCTCATACTTCTTATCCGCATCAACAGCAGATTTTCGCACGGCACCTTTTCGCCCTGAAAAACACTGCAAAATAATCGGGTCTGTACATTTGTCGTCGCTTTGTGGCACCACATCGACATTGATGAACATATCTTGGAAACGCCATTGCTCATGTGTAAGGTAATTTTCAAGGCCCAAATCGAAAATACCTTTGGATCGAAGAATGGCTTGTTCAATACGCACTTGTTCATCAATAGTGACGCCAAAACGTCTTTCAACTACGTAACGTGCTGACGGCTTGACACACGAGGTAATGGTGTGCAATGACTCACACATGGCTTTATATGTGTATATGCGTTCATATGGACGGGGATCAAACGACCTGGTCAGATAACAAATCTGATCACACAGCGGGCCAACAATAGGGCAATTATTGTAGTTGTACTTGAGGCTAAGAGCCTTAGCACGTAAAAGCCCATATTGTTTCTTCTTTCCAAATGACACATACTTGCGGCTCAAAACAAAGAAATTGCGTAAGGTTTTCAACGGATCACGCACTATCTCCATTGTCTCCTGATCGGCCATAATGCCACAAAATTTGGCCTCACAAAAATGTGGGGCCATCTTGAATTTCAGGTCAAGCCCAAGTTTCGCAATCAGCTGTTCGTCAACATCATGCGCAACACATATGCCATCATCTCCCTCTACCAAACCACGAAAATTGTGCACAACATTAGAAATGAGCGATTCTACAGGCACATCGGGTTGAAGGGTCCTTGAGGTGAGGTAAGCCATGATGATACAATTTAGGACGCCATTGCTTGAAGATGTCCACATGGCACCAGACATAAGCGTCTCAACAATTGTAGCATCCAATCGACTGAATTTGGTGCGATTTGAGCCGAGTATCATACGTGCAATGAGTCTTCGATAACAATTGCTCGTCACACCTCGCACCATATGCATCATCCAAAACAAAACAATTTTGGAACGCAACCCACGGTGGTGAGCCTCAAAAGAACTGAAATCAGTTTCCATGACAGGGTTGTTCCCCAAAACTTCTTGCATCCGACGTGGCCAATCACGCGGATCTGTACCCTTGACAAAGAAGGGGTTTTGGAAGGTCTTTTTGTCGACGCAACTTTGAAGCGGTCCGAGTAATACTTTTGATTCATCACTCGGACTATTGATTGCACGAGGGGCTTTCGGTTTGTCGTAACCTTCGAATTTGATGAATGAAAGGCTAACGACCGTCTTGTCACTGGTATGCGTGCAACGATCACGGACGGATTGCAAGTACTCTTTCCGCTTCCCGCCGTAATTCGCTTCCAACAACCATTCCTCGCAATTTTTAACGTCATCGTAACATAAAGGACGAAAATATTTCACAATAAACATTTTTGCAAAAGAAAAGAAATCTTGCATCACGTAGATGTCCGCACGAGGCATCACACGCCCAAAGCGCGTAGTGCATGCGGCAATTTGATTACACAATGATTCAGGATCATAGTACAAATGCGTGAAGCCAGGTTTTCC